TTTTTTCGTGAATAACAGGAGGGCGCATGGGGTTATTTAAGCGGAGCAGGGACGGTCCAAAGGAGAAACGAGACCGTTCGGAACAGATGAAGGATTTTATAAGAGGGGTCGATGTTGATTATATCGGAAACAGTAACAGCGGTGTTCGCGTGGACGAATTGCGTGCGATGCAGACGAGTGCAGTCTATGCCTGTGTCAAAATCCTATCCGAGACAGTAGCAAGTCTTCCTCTCCATTTGTACAAGAAGGGCAAAGAGGGGCGTCAGGAACTTGCGGACCAACACCCGTTGAACGCTTGTCTTTACGAATTGCCGAACGAGGAGATGACCTCTTTTGAGTTTCGGGAAAGCATGATGTCCTCGCTGTTGTTATGGGGCAATGCGTATGCCCGAATCATCAGGCGACAGGGTCATGTTGCAGAGCTTTGGTATTTGAAACCGCACCTGATGACTGTAGAGCGTGATTCGCTGACCGACAAAATCAAGTATACCTATTCGGACGATGTGACGAACGAAACCTATGTGTACAGACCTGACCAAGTCTTCCATGTAAAGGGTTTATCGTTCGACGGGGTAAAGGGCATCAGCCCGATTGCCCAGGCGAGAGAAGCGATTGGACTTTCGCTCGCTACCGAGGAATACGGCGCAAAGTTCTTCGGAAACGGAGCAAGACCGGGCGGTGTTCTCGAACATCCCGGCATCCTGAAAGACCCTGAAAAACTGCGTGAGTCATGGAACAAGGTCTATCAAGGAACGAGAAACAGTCACAAAGTGGCTGTCCTCGAAGAGGGGATGAAATACCACACGATAGGGATTGCTCCCGAAGACGCACAGTTCCTCGAAACCCGC